TGCTTTTATAGTCAATAAGTGTTTAGCACCATTTTCAGATACCATCATGCTTGTTAACGAAATGAACATGAATCATCACCTAGATAGCAAGTTGCAATTCGATTTTTTCCTAAATACTATTAGATCAAGGAAAAGATATGCGCCTTGGATGAAAGCGAATAAAAGTAAAAACCTAGAGTATGTTAAAGAGTATTATGGGTATGGTAATGAGAAAGCTAAATCTGCTCTTAATATACTGAATGATGAACATATTAAGACTATAAAGAATAGTTTAGATAAAGGTGGAAAGAATGGAAAATAGTATTAATTGGACGCAAGAGCAGATGCTTGAGGTCACCTTGAAAGAACCAGATGACTTCTTAAAGGTAAGAGAAACTCTATCTCGTATCGGTGTTGCTTCCAGAAAAGAAAGAAAACTATATCAGTCTTGTCATATATTACATAAACAAGGCAAGTACTATATTGTACACTTCAAAGAATTATTTGCCCTAGACGGCAAACAAACCAACCTATCAGAAAATGATATCGCAAGAAGAAATACCATTGCAAATCTTTTAGGCGATTGGGGATTAATCGAAATCAAAGGTAATGCAGAACCAAAGGCCCCATTAAGCCAAATTAAAATATTATCGTTCCGTGAGAAAGATGAATGGACTTTAGAAACGAAATACAATATTGGCAAGAAGAAAGAGGACTAGTTCAAATGGAAAAGTTCTCCGACTTCATTTCCGAACAGAAAAATGAAGAACCCTACAGGATTATTTGTTTCTATCATGCTGATGATCTTTTACAGGACACCCCAGTAAATAATCATCTTGAAATGATGAGTGTAATGAATAATACTTCAAAGAAATCTGGAGTGGAAATTCATTATGCAGATTATGTTGGAAGTTATTTATCTGAAAAAAATGGTAAAACAATTTTACATTCTTTAAGTATAGATAAAAAGACTGGACATTATATTAAGCCAGATTTAAAAACAAAAGAAACAAATTATATAGCTATTGAACTTAACCAAGAAAATGATATTATATTATACAGAGATTTACCATCTAGAAATGTAAAAAGAAGATGGTTAGATTTAATTAAAGAATTAGAGTTTAAAAATTTTACAACTATTAATTCTCTGGAATGTTATGATATTTGTGCAAGTAAATATTTAACTGATGTTTACTTGAAAGAACAAAAATTACTAACACCTAAAACATCTTACATAACTAATATATCAGATGCACAAAGAGCATTTGAATCATTAAATACTAAGTTTCCAGTTGTGTTAAAAGCGTCAGCAGGTTCTCAAACTGGAATTGGTGTTGTGATATTAGAAAGTATGAGGTCTTTAGACGCATCAGTACAGATGTGTGCATACCTTGATGTTCCAATGGTGATACAGGAATATGTAAAAACTGATTTTGATGTTAGAGTTATAGTTCTTGATGGAGTGGTTTTAGGTGCAATGAAAAGAAAAGTTATAACTGATGACTTTAGAAGTAATGTATCTTTAGGTGCAGATTCAGAAATGATAGAATTAATTGACATAGAAATGGAAGATTCAATTATAGCTGCAAATGCAGTTAAAGGTAGATTAGTTGGTGTTGATTTTATACCAGCAAAAAATAGAAAAAAAGAAAGACCATATATCCTTGAAGTAAATGCAACACCAGGCTTTAGTGGTATTGAACAAATACATAAGGGAACTGTGTCAACTATATTGGATTATTTTAAAAACAGAGATAATTGGAGAAAATAATGAGTAAACTTATAAATGCACTATCAAAAAAGTATGAGGCAGATATTGCCAATGCGAAGGCTAATGTTGAAGTCTATATTAGAAATCCAGCAGGTATTGGCGAACACCCAGACCTATCAGCTGCGATAGATTCTCAAATAGATGTTATTGCTCATGCAGAAGATAAATTAGAAGTTCTTAAAAAACACTATGACAAAGAAAGTAAAGAACTTCTTATTGAAGATGAAGACGCTCAACTTGCATTAAAAATATAATTTGACAATACATCTATAGTGTGATACAACTATATTATGAACTTTTACACAAACATTGTTCGGTGGGGTAATAACCTACTATTAAGAGAAATTGTAAACGGAGAGAGAGTGAATACTAGAGTAAAGTATTCACCAACTCTGTATGCTCCTGTGTTAAAACAAACATCATATAAAACTCTTGATGGTAAATATGTCACACCTATAAAACATGAAACAATGAAAGATGCTAAAGAGTGGGTGGAACAATATAAAGACCAACCACACATGGTTTATGGTAACACCTTATATGCATATAGTTATCTTTCAGAGGAATATCCAGACAGAGTTAATTGGAATATGGATAATATTCTTCTCATTACACTTGACATAGAAGTTGAGTGTGAGAATGGATTTCCAAATGTAGAACAGGCCATAGAACCATTAATTTCCATCACAATTAAAAATCATCAAAACAAAAGAATTATGGTATGGGGCATTGGTGGTTTTAAAACAGATAGAGATGATGTTGGTTATGTGCAATGTCAAGATGAAAAAGAATTAATTCAAGAGTTTCTCACCTTCTGGGAAAAGAATCAACCAGATATTATTACAGGCTGGAATACAGAATTTTTTGATATTCCGTATTTGTATAATCGTATTTGTAAAGTATTTAATGAAGATGAAATAAAACGATTATCGCCTTGGAAAAGTGTAACTTCTAGAAGTGTTTATACAATGGGTAGAAATCATCAAATTGTAGAAATTCAAGGTGTTGCACATTTAGATTATTTTGATTTGTATCGTAAATTTACTTATACAAATAGAGAATCATATAGATTAGATCATATTGCATTTGTTGAATTGGGTGAAAGAAAAGAGGGTAATCCATTTGAAACATTTAAGGATTGGTATACAAGGGATTATCAATCATTTATAGAATATAATATAACTGATGTGGAATTGGTGGACAAACTTGAAGATAAAATGAAGTTAATTGAATTGTGTTTGACGATGGCCTATGAAGCAAAAGTTAATTATATGGATGTTCTTGGAACTACAAAATATTGGGACATACTGATATATAATTATCTGAGAAAAAAGAACATAGTTATTCCACAAAAAGTTAATAAACAAAAATCAGAAAAGTATGAAGGTGCATATGTAAAAGAGCCTATCGTTGGTATGCATAATTGGGTTATGTCATTTGACTTAAACTCATTGTATCCACATTTAATTATGCAGTATAATATATCACCAGAAACACTTGTTGCAGATAAAGCAGTAAAGGATATGAGTGTTGACAAGTTGTTAGAACGAAAAGTGGATACATCTATATTAAAAGATGCAACATTGACACCGAATGGTGCATTATTTAAAACAAACAAAAAGGGGTTTCTACCAGAACTTATGGAAAATATGTATAACGATAGGGTTACATATAAGAAGAAAATGTTAGAAGCTAAACAGGAATATGAAAATACTAAAAATCCAAAACTACTTAAAGACATTTCAAGATACAACAACATACAAATGGCTAAAAAGATTTCACTTAATTCTGCTTATGGTGCAATCGGAAATGCGTACTTTAGGTATTATAATTTATTGGTTGCTGAAGCTATTACTACGAGTGGTAAATTATCTATTCGCTGGATTGAGTCTGCTCTTAATGGGTATCTTAACAAGATTTTGGATACTGATAAACAGCAATATATTGTGGGAGCGGATACAGATAGCGTGTATATTACATTTGATGGACTTGTTAATAAAGTGTTTAAAGATAGAAAAGAGACAACCAAAATTATCGACTTCTTGGACACAATCGCTACTGAGAAAATTGAACCTTTTATTGATAAAAGTTATTCGGAGCTTGCTTCGTATGTCAACGCCTACTCAAACAAAATGAGTATGAAAAGAGAGGTAATTGCAAACAAAGGTTTATGGACTGCAAAGAAACGATACATTCTTAATGCATATGATGTGGAAGGTGTTCGATATAAAGAGCCACAACTCAAGATTATGGGTTTAGAGGCCATAAAATCTTCAACGCCTGCACCATGTCGTGAAAAAATTAAAGAGGCATTAAAAATAATTATGTCTGGTGATGAGAAAATGCTAAATACTTTTATACAAGATTTCAGAAAAGAGTTTATGAACATGGCACCAGAAGAAATTGCATATCCAAGAAGTGTGAATGGATTGGGTAAATGGACAGATAGTTCAAATCTCTTTGCAAAGGGGGCTCCTATTCATGTAAAGGGTGCGATATTGTATAATCATTTGATTAAAAGACATAAATTAGGTAACAAATATCCAAATATTATGGAAGGTGATAAGATTAAGTTTCTACATCTAAAGACACCAAATGTGTATCAATCAACGGCTATTACATTTCCAACAAAATTACCAAAAGAACTTGACTTTTACTCCATAATAGACTATGATGTACAATATGAGAAAAGTTTTGTTGAACCCCTTAAATTTATTACCGATAAGATACTGTGGAACATAGATAAGTCCTATGGTGCTCAAGGTAATTTGATGGATTTTTTATGATGAAATATTTTAGATACACATTAGAGGATTTAGAGAAATCAGCAGATAGAAAACTCTTTACTTACATATCGTTCTTTGCAGGCGGTGGTGGTTCTTCGGCAGGATATAAACTGGCAGGTGGTGATTGTAAATTTGTGAATGAGTTTCAACAGGTTGCAGTCGATACCTATCTTGCAAATTGGCCTAATACGCCACACATATGTGGTGATATTAAAAATGTGACAGGACAACAGATAATGGAAATGATTGGTATTAAAGAAGGTGAACTTGATTTACTTGATGCGAGTCCACCATGTCCACCATTCAGTATGTCTGGAACAAAACAAAAAGGTTGGGGTAAAGAGAAAACTGCATATGGAATGAAACAAAAGAATATTGAGGATTTAACTTGGGAAGTTATTCGTATAGCTGGTGAGATAAAACCAAAGGTAATTGTATGTGAAAATGTTAAAGGATTGACTATGGAGTATGCGTCAGAGCATCTACAAAGAATGGTAAATGATTTTGAAGCTCAAGGTTATACGACTGTGTGGAAAGTTCTTAAAGGACATGAACAAGGTGTTCCACAAAAAAGAGAGAGGGTGTTTATTGTGTCTGTAAGAAATGATGTAATGGACGATATTGGTATGCCGTTTATGTTATTAAGTGGAATCTTTCCAGAACCAGAAAAAGAATTTGCAACAATAGGTGATGCAATAAATGATTTAAAATTAAATAATGAAAATGCAAATGAAGCCATAGAGTTATGTGATGCAATGAAAAAAGGTGCAAAGTATAAATGGTTAAAAAGATTACCAAAAAATCCAGACAGAGTTGTATCAGTTGGTGATGATGTAGTTGGGCCATGGTATGATAAAGTAATTGCACATAGAAAGAAAATGGGTAAAACTGTTCCAGAGAAAAAACATTCTTTTTATCAATCTAGGAGAGTTCCTTATAATCAAGCATCTCATACATTATCAGAACAAGGATTGATGACAAGCCTTGCAGTGCATCTACACCCAGAAGAAGATCGAGTGTTTACTACAAAAGAATCTGCAAGGATAATGACACTACCAGAAGATTACAAGTTTACTGGAACACTAAATGAAAATCTTGCAAGAATAGGATTAATGGTTGCACCTATCTGTATGAAATATCTTGCAGACGAAATATATAAACAAGTGTTGGGGCCGTACAATGAAGTACATAAATCTAAAGACTGATTTAGGTAAGAAAGAAACCTTTGAGAAATGGAATGGTAAGTTTCCAGACGATACTTCCTATGACCAAGTGATTCGTGTAACAGAAGATACTGCGATTATGAAGCCAGTAGTATCTCTTGATGGTTCTGATGTACCTCTTGCATATGTGATTACAAATGCATATCCAGATGACGAAGTAAGAAATACATTGATGAGTATAGAAGATGTATCTACAATGCGTGGTAACTGTTCTGGCCCTATTGATAAAGAAGAAATGAAGAAGAAGGGTTTGATAGAGGGTGAACATTATAAGTTAAGGTCACCTAACACATATCAAGTAAGAACTAAG